TCCAAAACCTCTCTCTCCAAGACGCTCCAGATCGTTCCAGACTCACCTTTTAATAAACCAGAAACATTAAACTTCGATGCAGAATGATGCAGAAATAATCCCGATCAAACGAGGGGTCGGGCTAATTGGTAGCACTACACCTAGAGTTCACACGCCCTTACTTAAAGGTAAGAGCAAAGCGGACGAGGTGGCCGATCTAGCTGAGAGGATCGGTCTACCTTTAATTCCATGGCAAAGATTTGTACTAGATGATTTGTTATGTGTAGATGATGAGGATAACTGGCGTAAAAAGACAGCTCTAATACTAGTAGCTCGTCAAAATGGCAAGACCCATTTAGCACGTATGCTCATATTGGCTCATCTATTCTTATGGGGTTCTAAGAATGTTCTGGGCATGTCCTCTAATCGTAATATGGCACTAGATACATTTAGGCAAGTCAGTTATACCATAGAAGATAATCAATTTCTAAAAGACCAGGTAAGGCAGATACGCCTGGCTAATGGTCAAGAATCTATAAGCCTACTTAATGGCGCTAGGTATGAGATAGCCGCTGCTACACGAGATGCACCACGTGGTAAGACTGCCGACTTTCTATACATAGATGAATTACGTGAGTGGACAGAAGAAGCCTTTACAGCTGCATTACCTGTTACACGTGCTAGGCCTAATTCGATGACCTTAATGACAAGTAATGCTGGTGATGGATTTAGCACTGTACTTAATGATCTTAAAGAGCGCTGTTTATCATATCCGCCAGATAGTTTAGGTTATTACGAATGGTCAGCACCACAGCATTGCAAGATACATGATCGTAAAGCCTGGGCATTAGCGAATCCAGCATTAGGGCATTTAATATCCGAAGAAACCTTAGAAGAATCAGTCAATACAAACAGCGTAGAAGCTACACGTACTGAGATGTTATGTCAGTGGATAGATAGCGCTGTAAGCCCCTGGGTATATGGATCTATCGAGGCATGTAGTGACAGCACATTAGAAATACCTGTCGGGCCAATGACTATAATGGCCTTTGATATTGCACCGACAAGGCGATCTGGGGCGCTCGTAATGGGTCAATTAAAAGATGGCAAGATAGCTGTAGGTCTAGCCCAGTTATGGCAAAGCGAAGTAGCTGTAGATGAAGTTAAAATGGCTAGTGATATTAATGAATGGGCAAAGAAGTATCACCCACACAAAATACTATTTGACAAGTACGCCACACAAACTTTAGCCACAAAATTAGAACAAAGTGGCTGGCGTATTGAAGATTGCAGTGGCCAGGCTTTCTACCAAGCCTGCTCAGACTTATCAGATGCCCTGGCTAACGTTAGATTAGTACATAGTGGGCAAGCGGACTTAGTACAGCACCTTAACAACTGTGCAGCTAAGACTAATGACGCAGGGTGGAGAATCATAAGACGGAAATCAGCAGGCGATGTGACAGCTGCGATCAGCCTTGCCATGGTCGTAAGCCAATTAACTAGACCGCAACAAACTGCACAAATATTTGTCTAACTTGCACCATTAGTCCGATTTATGGTATAAAGTATACCTATGGGTCTATTGTCTGCTTTGGGTATAAATAAAAAAACCGAAAACGTCCAAGCGCAATACGCCCCTGCAATTATGGACACAGCCTATGGCTATGGTTCATTTACAACTGGTGTTGGTAATTTCCCAGGTGGATTAGATCGTAATTTTGCTATGCAAGTACCTGCCGTTTCACGTTGCAGAAATCTTATAGCTGGTGTAGTTTCCTACTTGCCATTAAAACTTTACAAAAAGTCAAATGGTGAGGAGTTGGGGAACCCTCTTTGGATAGATCAACCAGACTATCGGCAACCAAGATCCGTCACCATATCATGGACTGTCGATAGTCTTTTATTTTATGGTGTTGCATATTGGCGTGTAACAGAATTATATGCAGATGATTTAAGACCATCACGATTTGAGTGGGTCGCTAACAATAGAGTTACATTTACTACAAATAAATTTGGTACAGAAATAGAAGAGTATTTTGTCGATGGCGTAAGAGCGCCTATGTCTGGTATTGGTTCACTTATCACATTTCAAGGATTAACACAAGGTGTATTAACTACTGCAGCACGCACAATACAAAGCGCATTAGATATTGAAAAAGCCGCAGCTATATCTGCACAAACTCCAATGCCAAGTGGTTACATTAAAAACACAGGTGCAGATCTACCAGAGCAACAAGTATCAGGATTATTAGCACAATGGAAGCAAAGCAGACAAAATAGATCTACAGCGTATTTAACTTCTACTTTATCTTATGAAACCACAGGCTTTAGTCCTAAAGATATGATGTATAACGAAGCACAGCAATATCTTGCAACACAAATTGCTAGAGCGATGAATGTACCTGCATATTACATAAGCGCAGATATGAATAACAGCATGACTTATCAAAACATTATCGATGGTCGCAAAGAGTTTGTAGCATATTCACTACAGCCGTTTATCTGTGCTATTGAAGATCGTTTAAGCATGGATGATATTACCCCTAGAGGCCATGTAGTTAAGTTTGCTATAGAAGAATCATTCTTAAGAGCTGACACAATGAAGCGCCTAGAGGCATTAGAGAAAATGATAAATCTAGGTTTAATCGATGTGGAAGAAGCTAAAGAAATGGAACAAATGACACCTAACGGAAGAGAAACAGAAGATGAAACTTACATTCAGTAGCCACATAGAAGCTGCCGATACAGAGCGCAGAGTTATTGCTGGTAAAATCGTACCTTTTGAAGAGGTAGGCAATACTTCCGTAGGTAAGGTCGTATTTGCTAAAGGCTCAATCGACATCGGTGATCCAGGCAAAGTAAAAATGCTTATGCAGCACCGCCCAGAGAAACCAATCGGAAGAATGCAATCAAATTACAAAGAAGCAGAAGATGGCATTTACGCATCATTCAAAATTAGTAACTCCATGCAAGGACAAGATGCTTTAATACTTGCAAGCGAGCAATTAATCGATGGTTTGTCAGTAGGCGTGGATGTAAATAAGTCAATCCAGAAAAAAGATTATCTATATGTAACCAGCGCAACACTAAGAGAAGTAAGCCTGGTCGAGTCACCAGCATTCAGTGCTGCACAAGTAACTAAAGTTGCTGCTAGTGAAAACGAAGCAGAGGACACAAACCAAACAACAGAAAGCGAGGCTCCTGTGGAAGATTTAGCAACAGCGCCACAAGAAGCAAAGGCAGAGGCTGCTACTCCTACAGTAGAAGCTGCTCGCCCAACAATTACAGCACCATATATTTCTACAAAAGTGCGTACACCTATTCAATCAATGGGTGGATACACAGAGCATAAAATTAAAGCAGCATTAGGTAATGATGATTCAAAGTTATTTATCGCAGCTGCCGATGATTTTGCTAATAACGGATTAGGATTTAATCCAACACAATATCTAACAGAGTTTGTAACAAATACACGCTTTGGAACACCTGCAATTGATGCCTGTTCTCAAGGAACTTTGCCCCCAACAGGCCTTACAATTAATATCCCTTCACTTGTTACTTCAAGTGGTGGTGGAACTGGTGTAGCACCAACTGTAACTGTAGAAGCCGAAGGCGGCGCAGTGTCAAATACAGATATGGTCAGCGCCTATCTTTCAGGAACTGTATCCAAGTACTCAGGCATGAATACGCTATCCGTGGAGCTTCTAGAACGCAGCGGGTATCCTGGCTTTTATGAGGAATTGACTAACCAACTTTCTCTAGCTTATTTGAAAACAATTGACACCACAGTATTAACTGCACTACTTGCAGCTGGTATGAATGGTACAAATACAACTGCTGATCTAGATGGAATTGTTGCATTTACAACTGAGGGTGCACGTACTATTTACTCAAACACAGGTTACTTTGCACAGAACTACATCGCTAACCCAGCACAATGGGGTGCGTTAATCGGAGCTCAGGACACTACAAAGAGACCCGTATTTAATGCGTTACAACCAATGAACGCAGCTGGACAAGTTGGCCCACAATCAATTCGTGGATCTGTACTTGGCTTGGACTTATACGTAGACAAGAACTTCTCAGCAACTACATTCGATGATGATTCTGCAGTAATCCTTGCACCAGAGGCATTTACTGTGTATCGCTCACCACAGGCTTACATGTCTGTTAATGTAGTTTCAAATCTACAAGTACAGGTAGCAATTTACGGATATATGGCAACAATCGCCAAAATGCCTAACGGAATTATCAAGTACAAGAAAACCTGATAACACCCGATAATCAATTAAGAATCTCTGGGGTTTAGTAGCCCTAGCCCCAGAGAGCTATTAGCAAAGGAGTAGAGATGCCAGCCACGTTTGTTACAACAGCGGAATTACGAGCGAATCTCGGAATTGGATCTCTCTACTCCGATGCGACAGTGGAAGAATGTTGTCAATCGGCAGAAGATTTAATCCAACAATACTTATGGCACAATGATGCCCCAGTAGTAGGCACAGCATTACAAGATAACGTGGCAACACTTATGCTGGCTAATCCAAACGCATTTGTAACAGGTCAACAAATAATAGTAAGCGCTTGTGGTTCAACATTTAATGGCACTTACACAATCACTGGCACAATACCGCCAAGCACAGGCACTACTAATCTAATTCCAGTATTTATGTATCAATATGGCCAAGCCAATTACCCTAA